CTCTCCAATCGCGCATGAATGGCCTCGCCTTCCTCAAGTGCAAGCGTGAGCCGCTCACACCGCTCCTCATTGGTCAAGATCGCCCCATCTTGATCAATAGAAGCCTTCCCCGTGACAGAGATGCGCACACGTGAGTCGTCCATGAGTTCCTCCGTGTTCTTGAGCCACGTGTAGTGCTGAGAGCGGGCAATCACAGCCTTCACACTTCCCGTTTCCATGAGCACCTTGAAATTTTTCCAAAGGGCCTAGTTGAAGGAAACGAAACGCTCGAGGAAGGATTCCACAGTGATGTCCTTGCGGAGGTACGGTTGGACCCTGTTGAGGGCGAATTCCTTCCAAGAGCTGCCGTCAGGAAAAAAGCCGAGTGCGACGAGGGGGCCTGCCACGGAAAAGCAGGAAGCGAACTCCCAAAACACCCCGCCCAGTGCGCTCCCGAGGTCTCCAAGGCTCGCCCAAACAGAGCCTTCAGCCTGGAAAGAATGTTCGGACGTCTCCCTGCCCAGCGCGGACAAGAACTCACTGCAGATGGCCTCAAAGGTATCGGAGAGAGTTGGATGAAGCGCACTGATGGACAGGGAAAAAGTGGTGAAAGCAGAAACCACTCCCTTCCAAGAGGACGCGTCATGGATGGAGACGAGAAAGGAGATGAAATGGACGAGGGTCTGACCCCCAGGGAAGGAACGCACGAGATCTGCGAGAGCCCGAAGGGCCTCGACGGCCAGGCCGGCTGCCGCAGACGCCGAGATCGCCTGGAAGTTCTGATGGATCTTGGCGTCGCGCTCGGCCTGTCTGATGACGGTAGCCTTCTTTCCGGTGGGGAGCACGACATGCTCTTCCAGGTAGTCCGGCAAGAGTACAGGGAGAATGTTGGGGTGGTCAGAGTAGCGAAGGTACGTCGACGCCTTGGACATGGAGGACTGATCCGACTTGCAGTACTTCCGCGCGAAACCCATGCGGAACTCGTTGAGGAGAAGGAAAGGAGATTCCTCGTCGGTGCGGTACGCGAAGAAGGCAATCATGTCGTCTCGAACTTGATCGCTGAGGGAGAGCCGCCCAGGCACAATGGTGCGGGGCGGCGTAAATCGGGGTCCAGAGGTTGTGTCCATGGCGCGTGTAGCTGAAAGGGACATGATCGCTTAATCCA